GCAGGTGGCAATCGCGATCGTGCAGGGGCACTACCCGGAAGCCAAGGACAGCTATCGCGGCCGGCGCTTCGACATCGCGCTGGAGGCTATCAAGGTCGGCCGCACTCTAGCAGCGGGAGGCACGGCACATGAGTAAGGCCGACAAACGCCGCCAGCGAGCAGTGGAGCGCGCAGCAAAGGCGCTCACCCCGTTGCAATGGGAGCACGTGCGCCGTTCCGAGTTTTGCGTTGGCGCGGGGTATTTGGTGCCGCGTAGGCTTGGCCTTCCTGCTGACATGGTGGAGGTCGCGCGCCCCGCAATGGATCGTCTCACCGACCCGTTTGGCATCGCCGTTCGCGAGGTAACTAAGCAAGCCACTGTAAACTATCGGCAATCCCCTACTAAGGGAGAGAACGCATGAACTGCGTCGACCTTTCGCGGCCGATTGAAGCTGCGCACATAGACGGGCGAGTGGCTGAGATAACCGGGTGGTGTCATGCAAGTGGCGGCACGTTCGATGTATCGTTTGAGGGAAAGCGGGAGAACGCGCTCAAACCGACCGGCTATATCGACGGCAAGTGGCGGGTTCGCAACGTCGTGTCGCGCGAAGATGCCGACTGGGCCGCAGCTCGCGCGATTATGGATGAGCACGAGATCGCGCACGCTCATACGCGCATCTACGCGGCGATCGTTGATGGCATCCGCTTAGGGCGCTCGGGAGAACGCGCATGACCGAGGATAACGAACTCATCAAACTCCGCGAGGCCATTGCGCGGCAGAGAGCAGAAGTGATGTGGAACGCTCGTACACACTCTTGGAACAGCCGGTTCACTAGAGGCGCATATCGTAATCACGAGGTGGAGCTGTAATGCCGCGCCCTACTCTCCCGGTCCCGGAGGACTTTGCTCGATATGCCAGCATAGAAGGCAATCTACGCCTCCGCGTCCGTTATGGGGTAGGTGGGGCTACAATCGAGCGATGGCGACAAACGATCGGTGCGAGGTACAATCGCCCGACTATGCCTAAACGCGCGCCCGCTGCTGCTGTGAAACGCGCTCGCAAGCGGTGGTACGCACAAGAGCGGATAGAGGACTTGGACGACCGGTTCGACCTCGGGACGTGCTTGCGGACTGGAGGGTACGGAAATTGGGAATGATTGCGAATGCCGCTGAAAACGATCGCCAGTTGCGCAAGCTGTTCGCTCCGCATGGGCGAGGCGCTATGACTGCTGCGATGGCAATCGTGTGGATTGGACGCGCGTCGTGGGTAGCGTCTGCTGCCATCGTAGCGAGTTGGTTTATGTGATGGATAGCGACCTTCCGCGTCAGGATGAGAAGGGCCGATTTGTACCGGGCAATAATGGCGGGCCTGGCAGACCCAAAGGCGCACGCAACAAGCTAGGCGAGGCGTTCATTGAAGCGCTGCACGACGACTTCAACAAGCACGGCGTTGAGGCCATTCAGAAGACCCGCGACGAGAAGCCTGATCAGTACCTCAAGGTGATCGCCAGTCTGTTGCCGAAGGACGTGAACCTCAACATCACCGATGACACTAGCGAGATGAGCGATGACGAGCTTGCAGAGCGTATCCAGCGTCTCACATCGGCAGTCGCTCCTTTCCTCGCTGGCCGAACTGGAGGGACTGAGGAAGCAACTGGCGAGGCGTCGGCTACTCGCGTTCACTGAGTACACGAACGAGACCTACGTACCGGCAGGACATCACCAGCGCATTGCTGAGCACTTAGAAGCGGTGGAGCGGGGCGAGATCGATCGGCTCATGATCTTCATGCCGCCACGGCACGGTAAGTCGGAGCTGGCATCAAAGCGGTTTCCGGCATGGTGTCTCGGGCGCAATCCGCGCCGGCAGATCATCGCAGCAAGCTACAACAGCGACCTTGCTTCGGACTTTGGCCGCAACGTGCGCAACATCGTCGCAGCGCCCGAGTTCGCGCAGGTGTTCAGCGGGGTCAGCCTTGCACCAGATAGTCAAGCCGCCAATCGCATGAACACGAACCGCGGCGGAACGTATGTGGCGGCTGGTGTTGGCACGGCAGTGACCGGGCGTGGTGCCGACATCGCGCTGATAGACGACCCGTTCAAGGATCGTGAGGAAGCCGACAGCGAACGACGGCGGGAGTTGGTGTGGGATTGGTATCGTTCGACGCTTTACACGCGCTTGATGCCTGGCGGCGCGATCGTGCTCATTCAGACGCGCTGGCACGAGGACGACCTCGCAGGGCGGTTGCTGGAGCAGGAGGGCGATCAGTGGACCGTACTGGAGCTTCCCGCCATCAATGCGGCTGGTGAGGCTCTGTGGCCTGCATGGTATCCCGTACCGGCGTTGGAGCGTATCCGCGACACGGTAGGGCAGCGTGAGTGGTCAGCACTTTATCAGCAGCAACCGCAGCCCGACGAGGGCACCTACTTCCAGCGCGACTGGTTCAAGGAATGGGACAAACTACCCCCGCTCAATCTGTACGGGACCAGCGATTATGCTGTGACTGATGGTGGCGGTGACTACACCGTTCACCGCATATGGGGCGTTGATGAGGACGGGATTATCTATCGCGTCGACGGGTGGCGCGGGCAGTCCACGTCCGACGTGTGGATCGACCGCAAGATCGACCTGATCGAAAAGCACAAGCCGCTGGCATGGTTCGGTGAGGCGGGTGTGATCCAAAAGGCGATTGAGCCGATGCTGCGCCGTCGTATGGTGGAGCGTAAAGTGTTCTGCCGCTTGGAGTGGTTGTCCAGCATCAGCGACAAGCCGACGCGCGCCCGTGGGTTTCAAGCTCGTGCTGCAATGGGCAAGGTGCGGTTCGAGCCGGGCGCAGACATCAGCGAGTACCTGATGTTCCCCGCCGGCAAGCATGACGATGATGTGGACACCGCTTCGTTGATCGGACGTGCACTGGACGACATGCATCCCGCTATTGTGCGGCAAGTCGTGCCTTCGAATAGTCCGCGGCCCGGTGACTACCGCCCGCGTAAACAGGCCAACGGCACTAGCGCATGGGGTTGACGTAACCGACAATTCCCGTCGCTATGCTTGAACGCTTGGAAGACGAGAACCGCGACGGTATCGCCATCACTGGCGAGACGCAGACGCTGCCCGAATACATCAAGGGCACGCCGCCACGTATCGAGGAGCTACGGCGTAGGGCGGAAGAGGCGCGATCTGATCCGAACGGCCGACGCAGCAAGTCCAAGAAGGCGCGGGAGTATTACGACGGCCCCGGTCAGCTTACTAGCGAGGTGCGCAATACGCTGCGGCTACGCGCCCAGCCTGCGATCTACACGAACCGGGTGCGCCCTGCCGTGAATGGCATCCTTGGCGTATTGGAGCAGGCGCGCAGCGACCCGCAGGCATATCCGCGCAATCCACAGGACCAAGACAGCGCCGATGTCGTCACGAAGGTGCTACGATTTATCGCTGACAAGGCCGACTTCGCCAACATCAAGCTGAATGTCGGTGAGAACCACTTTATTGAAGGCGCTGGCGCTGTCATCGTAGAGATGGACGGAGACGACATTAGCCCCACGCAGATCAGGTGGGAGGAGTTCTACTGCGACCCGTATAGCCGGCGTCACGATTTTCTAGACGCACGCTACATGGGGATCGCCAAGTGGGTCGACGCCGACATGATCCGCAAGCGCTGGGCTGACCGGCTGGGCGAGATTGGCGACCCGATGAACCCGCAAGGCGAGACGATGTTCTCGGAGACGTTTGAGGATCGCGGCGATCAGGGTGCAGGTTGGATCAACACGCGTTGTCGTCGCCTGCTTCTCTGCGAGGAGTACGCAATCGAGGATGGCGAGTGGAAGCGTATTGTCTACATCGCGGGCGGGCATTTGGAATACGGGCCGTCACCGTACGTTGATGAGAAGGGTCAGCCCACCAATCCGATTGAGGCCACGTCCTGCTATGTCGACCTAGACAACGGCCGATATGGCATCGTTGACGACATGATGCCGATCCAGGACGAGATCAACGCCAGCCGGTCGCGCTCGTTGCACCTGATGAACAGCCGCCAGGTTCAGTACGACGTGAACAGTGGTGGTAATCCGGTCGACAGCGAAATCGCCCGTCAGGAAGCGGCCAAAGCAGACGGCGTGTTGCCGATGGGTTGGTCGATCGTGCAGACCAGTGATCTGACACAGGCCAACATGGTCCGCAATCAAGAAGCCAAGGCCGAGATCGAGCGCATGGGGCCAACGCCCGCTGTGCTTGGTCGCAACGAGGCAGGGTCGCAGTCTGGACGTGCTCGGCTTGTGTCGCAGCAGGCAGGGCTTACCGAGCTGGCGCGGCCGATCGGGCGGCTGAATAATTGGGAGCTACGGGTTTATCGCCAGATGTGGGCGAGGGCGCGTCAGTTCTGGACCGACGAAATGTTCATCCGCATCAGCGACGACGTGCGAGCACCCGAATGGCTCAAGGTCAATGAGCCGCAAATGGGGATGGTGATGCAGCCGCAGCAGGTCGCGGGGCCGGACGGTCAGCCGATGACCGCGATGGTGCCGGCAATGGGTGTAGTGGGCTACAACAATCGCCTTGCCGAGATGGATGTCGATATCATCCTCGACACGGTGCAGGACACCGCCACGCTGGCGCAGGAAGTATGGGCAGAGCTTGTCCAGCTAGTCGGGCAGGCCGGCGGACTTGAAACGGTCTATACGCCCGCATTCGAGCTAATGGTGGAAGCATCGCCAATTGCCGACAAAACGCGCATCCTCGAACTCATCAAGAAGGGTCGTGACGAGCAGCAGCAGAACCAGGTGCAGCAGCTAACGCAACAGGTTCAGCAACTCACGCAGGCGCTTGAACAGAAGCAGCAGCAAACCGGTGAGCAGGTAGTGGCTGACACCAACCACAAGAATGCGCAGGCGGCATTGGCCGGCGCACGCGCGCAGCAGATCGGCGTGGAAACGGAGAAATCTGCACTCGACGCATTGCTGCCAAATCACTTGCAGGAAACGCCCGCGACCGCTTGACCGCGCTCTACCCCGCTTCGGACAATAGTCCCGCCGCTATGCTTAATTGCGGTGTTCGAGCGGGGGAACTCGAAAACTCCCTCCACGCCGCCGGTGCACGGGCGCTGCGTAGGTCGCCGACGAGACAGGCGAGGAGGAGTCGAGATGGCGGATCAGGACTTTCTAGGCGGGATGATTGCAGAAGAAGAACCGGTTGTTGCCGAGCCTGAAACTGCGCCTGTCGAGGAAGTGGTAGAGGAGCCGGTACAGCCGGAACCCGAGCCAGAACCGGAGCCCGTTTCCGAGCCGACGCCCGAGCCTGAAGCGCCCAAGGAGGCCCAGCACGTTCCGCTGGCGACGTTCCTTGATAAGCGTGATGAGGCTCGCGAGTTGAAGCGCCGGCTGGAAGCTTATGAGGCTCGCGAACGCGAGCAGCAGCGGCGTCCTGAGATCGACCCCTTTGACGATCCGCAGGGATATGCGGCCCAGCTTGAGCAGCGCATCGAGACAGGCCGCATCCAGGAGCGTTTCGCAATTAGCGACCGCTTCGCACGGAAGGAGCATGGGGCCGACACGGTGGATGCCGCGGTTCAGTGGGCGCAGCAGCGCGCACAGCAGGACCCGACGTTCGCCGCTGGTTACATGCGAGAAGCCGATCCCGTCGACTGGATTGTCCAGCAGCACAAGCGTGACGCGCTACTGTCGGACATCGGCAATCGAAGCATGGACGATTACGTTCGTGATTACATCGCCAAGAACCCCGGCATAGCAGCGCAGATCGCGCCCGTTGAGGCGGTCCCCGTGGCCGCTGTCGTTCAACCGGCGGCAAAGCCTACTGCACCCCCGCGGTCAATCGCATCGGAGCGTACCGACGCTTCCCGCGTGACTCCGCAGGGCGAACGGGACGGCTTTCTCGCTTCCATGATTGGGAAGTAAGACATGGCAGAAGTTCAACTGGCCACTGCGCTTGAGCGTCAGGAGTGGGCCACCAAGCTAACCTACGAATACGTCCGCGAGTCCGGCCTCAAGCCGTACATGGGCACCGAAGACACGTCGATCATCCGGCTGGATTACACCCTCGTTTCGCAGGCCGGCGACACGGTCAATTTTCCGCTGGTGCAACGCATCCAGGGCCGCGGCGTTCGCGGGTCAGAAATCCTCAAGGGCAACGAAGTCGACCTGGGCCTCGCAAACACGAAGGTTACGGTCAACTGGATTCGCCAAGGCGTGAAGCTCCCCAAGAGCACCACGTTCCGCACCGCGATCGATATGTGGAACGCGTCCAAGACGCAGCTTCGCCAGTGGTCGTCCGAGCTACTGCGCGACGAAGCGATCCTTGCGATGGCGTCGATCATCGTTCCCGGCACGCTCGACACCAAGGGCCTGCCGGGCACCGACAGTCAGGTGCTCTACTCGCTGTCGACCGCATCGCAGCGCAACACCTACCTCGCCAATAACAGCGATCGTGTGGTGTTCGGCAATGCCCGTTCGAACACGGCATCGGGCAACTGGGCAACCGCGCTCGGCAACGTCAACACCACGTCGGGTCAGTCGTCGGCAGCGCACGTTCGCTTGCTCAAGACGATCGCCAAGAACGCCGGTCAGTCGATCCCGACCGCCAGCACGACGGGCTTCACGACCAACATCCGTCCGTACAAGTCGGACATGACGGCGGGTCGCGAGTGGTTCGTCTACTTCGTGGGGAGCCGTGAGTTCTCGGTGCTTTCGCAGGACCCGACGATCGTGCAGATCAACACCTCGTCGCGTCCGCGTGAGGCTGGTGGCGTCGACAGCAACCCGCTCTTCCAGGATGGCGACCTGATGTACCTGGGCGTCGTGATCCGCGAAGTGCCGGAGATCGACAGCCTGTTGCTGCTGACCGGTGCCGGTGGTTCCAGCGCTGACCTCGCTATGGGTTTCCTGTGCGGCCAGTCGGCCATCTGCGTCGGCTACGGTCAGCGCACGCAGGTCCGTGAGGATCGGCAGGAAGACTATGAGTTCCGTCCCGGCATGGCCGTGGAGGAGCTTCGTGGCATCGCCAAGACCAGCTTCGGTGGTGCGCAGTACGGCATGGTCACGTCGATCACCGCCGTTCCGGCCCTCGTCTAAGGAGCATCAGACATGGCAACTTTCAACAGCCTTCAGATGACCCCGCCGACCTATCCGGTGTCGGGTCCGACCGGTGACGGGCGCTCGCTCCAGAATGCGCGCGGTACGTTCACGCTTGGCACTCAGTCAACGGGTGCAATTGCTTCGGGTGACACGGTTCGCATGTTCCGCGTGCATCGCAACTTCCTCGTCCGCTCGGGTGCGATGAAGTGGGATGCACTCGGCGCTGGCGTGACGATTGCGCTCGGCGATGCTGGCGACCCGACCCGGTATTTCCCGGCAACGTCGGCCGCGACGGCGGGTGCGGCTAACGCTCTCGACTTCAAGGGTCGCGACTTCAACAATGCGGGCTTTACCACCGTCATCCTGACGATCGGTGGAGCCACCACGAACGCAACGGGCACGATCATGACGGAACTTTCCGGCGTGATCGAAAACCCGGCGTAAGGAGGGCACAGTGACCGACTTTACCGCAACGTGGCTCGGGGACGGTTCGCCCGAGGCGCAGATCATCACCGAGGGTGGTCTGCGCTTCGTGAAGGGCGAGCCTACCCGCGTTCCTGGCGACCTGGCGTATCAGGGTCTGCCGTGGGCCGAGAACATCCGCAATAATCCGATGTTTGAGGTGGGGACGGCCGATGAAGACGATCTCAACACCGCTGACGATGAGGCCGAGATGGCCGAACTGCGCAGCCATTTGGACGCGCTCGGCGTACGCTATAACAAGAACGCATCCGCGGCGACGCTGCGTTCGAAGCTGGACGAGGCCACGAAGTAAGTGGCGACGTGCCGCCTTATCGTGAATAGCGCGCTTCGCAAGCTGGGTAGGCTTGCGGCAGGGCGTGAACCCCGTGTGGCGGACCAAACCGACACGCTGGCGGCGCTCCAAGGGCTTTACGGCTCTTGGATCGCCGCTGGTGCGCTTGGGCGGCTGACTGATGTCGTGCCGCTCACAGATTACGTAGCGCGTGAGAACGAGCGTATTATCCGCACCTCAGCGCTGATCACCGTAACGCTCCCTGCAATGGTGACGAGCTACGGTGAACCTCGCCCGTACAACGAGGAGCGCGCAGGCATGGACGCCCGCCCGCCGCGTGACGGAGCAGTGGCTCAGATCAAGGATGAAGTCGGCGGGAACGTCGAGACATGGATTTACGACGGCACCGAGCGTGAGTGGGTGGCGATCGAGGCTTTGCAGCTCGACACCACGGCCCCGCGCTCTGGTGACGATCCCGAGGGGCTGGCGGCGGTTCTCGCACTGGAGATAGCCGACATATTCGGTGCTGATGTCGGCGCGGGGACGATGCGCCAAGCCAACCGCTACCTCGTCACACTCACCCATCGATACAGCGCGCCGCGCCAAGCCGTTCCGGGAGTATATTGCTGATGGTTGGTTTGAACGATCAGAACGCGGTGCCTGTCTATATCGTGGACGGCAATCTAGCGTCCAAGACGGCAGGGCAGGCGTCGGGACCGCAGACCTACCAGCTTGCGAGCAACCAGAGCTTGACCGCGCAGGCGGGCACGTCGGCTAACCCGACCGCTGGGTCAACTACGACGCCTGTTACGGGCGTCGCTGGCGGCTCTTACCTGTGGGATGCGCAGTTCACCGGCACCAGCGTGACGCTGCAATCGCTCGGCTCTGACGGTGTGACGTGGCGCGATGTAGCGACCCGCACAACCCCGGGCACTACAGGCGTTGTTATCGGTCAGAACGCTTCTGTGCGGCTGTACAATCCCAACAACTCGGCTGTCACCGGCCTGTACTCGAACCTCTCCTAATGGTTCTGCCTAAAGCTTACGGGCTACAACAGGGGTGGCCTGTCGCGTCGGGGCAATATGCGCCGCCGTACAGTCCACCGGGATCGGCTCCCCTTCTCGCATTGTCCTTGGACGGCTCTGACGCTTCTGTCGTGTCGTTGGACGGTAGCGACAGCTTTACCCTCGTGCTGGGAGCCGTCTGATGGCGCTCGACATCCGTAACCTTACTCCTGCTCAAAAAGCGTTGTTTCAAGCAGGGATTGATGCAGCAGGTGTCACGGCACCTGATCCTGTGGCGCGTTCGTTGCTAGGGCACGAAAGTGTATCCGCCTTCTTCAACGTCAAAAAGCGGTTGGGCGATGCAAACTCCAACGTGAACATCTTAATCGCTGGTGACAGCACCTCAACCTACGGGGGCGGATCGCCGGGCAAGGGATGGTCAGCGCAGTTTATCGACGCGTTAGTTGCGCGCTATCCCGCTTTCACGTGGGTACACCGATACAATTACAATGCCGCTACGGGCGGATATGGCGTTACTGAAACCGTAAAAACGGGCACTAACGGGCGAACTGTCATCGTCTATAATACCGGTGTGGGCGGCACGATACCGGCGCACGCGCTTGGTAGTCCCAACGTCGGGCAAGGCTATTACCCTTCGGGACTTGGCTCTACCGGACAAGTCGATCTGATTATCTATGATTTCGGCTTCAACGGAACCACGCTGGCTCAGATGCTGGCAACGCTCGACACTATACAGTCATGGCACATGAAGGCCGGTGTGGTAGTGATGGAGCAATGGCCTATTTACGGCAGCAACAACGGGGCAGTGAGTTCAGAAAACGCACGTCGTCTTGCGGCTTTAAAGAACGCTACGATCATTCCCGCTGAAACGCTATTCCTGGCCGCAGGTAAACCGGCAACTTGGTATGCCAGCACGGCTGCAACCGAAGTTCACCCTTCCGTGCTAGGCCATGCCAACATCACGAGCTTGATGCTGGGCTTGTTCGACAGCGGCGTTGAGATGCGCTTTCCTCGCGCGCCGACGTTTAATGTCACGACCCCCAATCTCGTTCCGAATGGCAACTTCGCGACATATTCAGCCGGCACGCTTGCTGGATTTAGCGCGACGAATGCCACGCTGGCCGAGAACACCACGACATACATCACAGGTGGGCGATCTATCGATCTGACTATCGGCACGAACGCCGACAGTTACATTGACACGCAGATTACAGACACCGGGGCGCTGCGTAGGCTATCACGGCAGACAGTCACCCTGTCGGCTCCGATCATTTTACCTGCCACGCAGCCGAGCACTAGTTGCCGTCTAGCGCTGCTGTATAATGGCGCTGAGATTGCAATTGCTGACCAGCCGTTTTCCAATGCGTCAAGCGTTTATGACCAGACCGGCGGGGGGTACGTGCTGCGCGTGGTTCAAGCGCAGTTACCCGAGTTTACTAATCTGGCGCTGCCACTGACCCTTCGTTTCTACGGTCAAAAAGGAACTGACGCTAACCGTTCTGGCGCGGGTAAGATTTGCAACATCGGCTATATGAAGCTTGATATCGGCAGTTATCCGTATGGAATTGGATAACTTCATGATCATGACCCCCACGTCTCAGGTGTAGGAGAGCAGAGATGACGGGCCTCGCCATCACTCCCGGTGCATCGCAAGCTGACATCGACGCGGCGCTCGCGGCTCACGACCGCGAGTTTAGCGAGTATGGTGGTGGCTTCATTGATTACACCGACAACGATTATAACGCTGGCGTAACGGTGTCACTGGTTGCAGGCACGCCTACGCAGATGATGCGCGATCTATCGGCATCCGCGGCGAACAGTCGTTTGAACCGTCCATTCACCGATTGGGCACCATGGGACAACACCGCTAAGTTAGTGCGCCCGCACGCGCTCTATGACACGTTCTTCAACAGCAGCGATATCCGTGTCGTACCGGATAAGGTGGGTGGTGTCCTGCGTGTGTCGTTCATGGCGGGCGTCATTGAGCTTGGCGGTAAGAATATGGCCATCACCGCGCAGCCTGGCGTTGAGGAAAAGATCAGAGTCGATTTCAAATTTCCCGTGCGCAACAGCTTCTTCAATAATGGCGCTAAGATCATGCTGACGGCCAGCGTACCTATGACACTGGTGGAGTTCAGCCCTGAGTTCTATCCAGACGGGTACGAGGCATGACGACACGCGTATGGTTCGAGAACGACGCGATCCAGATGGACGGCTTAGCGGCACAGCCCGCACGGTCGCTCACGACGGTGCTAGACGGCGATCGTGTCCACATCTTCACGCTGAGCGGCACCCGCCTCGCACAGCTCGTCTATGGTGAGTACGCGCGCAAAGATGGCAGCGGGTTCACGTCGGCTACTGACGCCAAGACGTACATGGATGGCGAGTTCGCCAAGGCTGTTGTCGGGCAGACTGGTCCGCAAGGCCCTGCCGGACCCAAGGGCGACCCAGGAGCCACGGGCGCACAGGGCATCCAAGGCTCCACCGGCGCAAAGGGAGATGTCGGTGTTCAAGGCGCTACGGGACCGGCTGGCGTTAAGGGTGACACTGGCGCGGCTGGCGCTGTTGGTCCTACGGGCGCAACTGGCGCGCAGGGGGCGAAGGGTGACACAGGCGCACAAGGAGTAGCCGGCCCGACTGGAGCCACCGGGGCTACTGGACCGCAAGGCGCTACGGGTGCGACCGGCCCCGCCGGCTTAGGCACTGTGACGCCTTCCACGCCTACGCGCGCGATCGGCACCGCATTCCAGCCCAGCGCCACTAAGGCGGTCGAGTGCAGCTATGCGGTTAAGGCGCAGGTGACGAACCCGCTGTTGGCAGGCACATCTAGCACGACCGTGCGGCTACTCAGTGATGCCAGCAATCCGCCCACGACCGTGCGCGACGTGGTAGAGGCGACTAGCGGCGTGGGTGTGTCCGTCACGCTGGCGCTGACCACCAGCAACACCGCGGCGCTTCGCTACATCGTGCCCGCCGCCCACTACGTAATGCTACAACAGACGATCGCCGGCACCGGCGCTGCATCCATCGTCGCGCAGACTGAGGAAGTGCTCGGCTGATGCCTATCATCCCGCTTGGTATCGGCTCTTACAAGCGCAGCGACGGGCTGGTGCCCGAAGTGACGCTGCGCAATCTGTACTTGGAGAAAGACCAGAGCGGGATCAGTCCTGACAACACACTGCGCATTCAGCGGCCCGGATTGGCCAAGCTAGGAGACCTTAAATCCATCATCCGCGGTGTGCATTACCGCACGTCAACAGGCGAGCGCCTGACAGTCGCAGGCTCTACCCTGTACACCAACGAGGTCAGCAAGGGCGGTATTCCTGGCAGCGATCCCGTTGCCATTGCATCCACCCCCTTCGCCACGGTGATCGTGGGCGGCAGTCTCGCTTATCGGTACACCGACACGATCGCGCCGCTCACGCTGCCCGACGACGCACCTGTGTTTGCCGCGGTGCAGGACGTGGACCAGCTCAACGGCTACGCAATCCTGTTGCAGTCAACGGGTCGTTTTTATTGGCTTGTGCCCGGCGAAACGGCAATCGACGCGCTCAACTTCGCGACCGCCGAAAGCCTGCCGGATAAAGCCGTGGCGGTGAGGCGGCTGGGCGATGAGTTCTGGATATTTGGCCAAGAGAACGTCGAAGTCTGGCAACCGACCGGTGATCAGGACGCGCCGTTCCAGCGCGCCTCAGGCCGCAATTTTGAGCGCGGATGTCTCTATCGTGATGCCGTCAGGCGCTTCGACAACACGCTTGTGTGGGTGGGTGACGACTATCAGGTCTATCGCGCCTCATCCGTCCCACAGGTCATCAGTGATAGCGGGATAGCTGAGCGAATCCGAAAAGCTGTCGCGCCATGTTCGGCATGGACGTTCGGCGTTGACGGCCACAGCTTCTATGTTCTCACCATACCGGGCCAGGGCCGCTTCGCATACGATGCGGCAACGCAGGCCTGGAGTGAGTTCACGTGGCCTGTAGGCTACGGCTACCAGGTCAACGGTGATACGGTGGCAGCATCCGATGTTGACGGTCGGCTGTGGCGCGTTGATCCGATCGCGACCACCGACGATGGCGTAGTGTTCGAGCGCGCAGTCTCGTGCACGGTGCCGATCCAGGGCAAGCCGCCTCGTAACGATAGCGTCTCAATCGGTGTAGGCGCATCGGCTGACACGCTGGTTCGACTGCGCTGGAAGGATGGGCAGGACGATTACCCGGCCTACTATGATGAAATCGATGTGCGCGCGCCGTTCGACGTTGGCATACTGTGGCGGTTAGGTCGACCCGACCAACCGGTCCGAACGTTCGAGCTTAGCTGTGTCACAGACGTTCGCGTGCGCTTCTCCGGCATGATGGCAGAGGAGGCTTGGGCCTGATGGCGCGGCCGTTCGTCAAGACCGCGACCCTCCAGCAGGCGCAGCAGATCGTAGACTTAAATGGTCGCCCGGTGCCGTCGTTCGTGACGCTAATCAATGGCAATAACGGGAACGTCGCAGAAGCCATCAACCAGATCGCGCAGCTTCCCGAGATACAGCTCGCGATCCAAAATCTAGACGATGCCACCAAGGCCGCAAACGAGGCGGCAGCGGCCGCACAGCAAGCGGCTGACGGCACTGCTACTGCCAACGCCGCGCAACAGCGGGAAACGTCGTTACAGAGCAGCTACATCGAGCCCGCCAGCGTGCTTACCGCTACGCCGTCGACAATCACCATTGCCGCGCACACGCGCTACTATCCGCAGCCTAGCGGTGCGCCGGTTGCAGTGCCCGTCGCAGGCGCATCAATTGCTGCGAGCGGCCCTGGCGACGTGGACTATGTGTCATACAGCGATCCCAAGCGCGACGGCGGTGTAGTGACATATCTCGTGACCGCAGAGCCGCCCACACAGACGGGTGACACGCACGTCGTCGGCGCAGTGCAAATACCGGAAACCGGCACATCAGACGGTGGAGATGGTCCGACGCGGCCGGGCTTCGTGCGCCCGCGGACGTTGCAGGAACAGTGAGGACCGGGGACAATCCTACAAACTATGCCTAATCGGCTATAAGGACGCTGCCATGTCGTTGTTCGGTGACATCATCGGGTCTGTCATCCAAGGCAAGGCAACGAAGAAAGCCGCCAAAATTCAGGCGCAGACTACCGACAAGATCATCGCTGCCAACAACGAAAACCGACAGTTCATCACCGGACTTAATCAGCCGGGCATTGATCGAGGTAACGCGGCCGCGCAGCTTTACTCGGGTTTGCTCGGCATCGGTCAGGCCGCGCAGCCGGCTTACGGCCAGGCCGGACACGAAGGCCAGCCATATGAGATGACGGGCGACCCGTTCGGCGGATCGGCTGCATCGGCGGCATTGGGTACGTACCGGGCGTCCACAGGCTATCAGGACCTGCTCAATACTGGCTTGGGCGCAGTGAACGCCAACGCCTACGCAACGGGCATGGGTGACAGTGGCGCGACGCTGAAAGCCCTCCAGCGCAAGGGCATGGCTCTAGCCGATCAGAACCAGCAGCAGTATCTCGGCAACCTCAACACGCTCATCCAGACCGGAAACAGCGCGATCGGCAACGTGTCCGGTGTGGCGACGCAGACGGTGCAGGCCAACAACCAGGCCAACCAGACGCTCGCGGACGCCCGCGGCAACGCGGCGCTAATGAACGGGGCTATCTGGTCCAACCTCGTCAAAAGCGGTGATCGCGCGCTTAGCAATCTCGCGTCGAGCTACGCAGGAGGCGTTGGCGGCTGATGGCGATTGACTTCAACACCGGGCTTCGCGCGCTCCAGACCTATGGCGAGGAAGCGACGCGTGAACAGCAGATGGTGCTTGACCGTCAGCGTGCGCAGATCGCGCAGCAGCGGGCAGCACAAGAGCAATACGCGTTCAACCGGACGCAGCAGCAGGATCAGGCCCGTGTGACGCTAGCGCAGCAGGCGCGAGGCGGCGATTACGTGGGTGCGCAACGCGAGGCGGCGCTGGGCGGTGACTTCGATTTCGCGCGAGCGCTAGGCGGGTTGCGCGAAGATCAGCTCGGGCAGTTCCAGCGCGAGATTGACACCATCGGCACGTTGCATCCGCAGTTGAAGGCGCTACCGCCGGAGCAGCGCGCGGCAGTAGCAGCGCCGATCCTGGCGCAGGCCGGCTTTACGCCCGAGGAGATTGCGAACAACGATTGGTCAGACGCCGGACTTGACGCGCAGTATGAGCTTTCCGCACGTGGCAAAGCAGCGTTGGCGGCGCGGATGAAGGCTGCAGAGCCGTACACGCTCGCGCCGGGATCGCGCCGCTACTCTGGTGACGAGATGCTCGCGGAGAACCCCGCTGTCGAGAAGCCGATTTGGGATGCTGAGAGTGGATCGCTGATCTATCCGAGTGCATATCAGGGCGGGCAGGCCGCTCAGGCTCCTCAAGCGCCTGCTATGGGCGCTGGTGGGCCTCTCTCGGCGATGATGGCGATCACCGCGCAGTCTGAGAGCGGCAACCGAGACTACGGCCGTGATGGGCGTCTAATCACCTCTCCCGCTGGTGCACAGGGCGCGATGCAGACGATGCCGGGTACGCAGCGTGATCCGGGCTTCGGTGTGACGCCCGCTCGCGATGGCAGCGTCGGCGAAAAGAACCGTGTCGGGCGCGACTACCTGCGCGCGATGGTGCAGCGGTACGATGGTGATACCGCGAAAGCATGGGCGGCGTACAATGCGGGGCCGGGTCGCGTTGACCAGGCTGTCGCTCGTCGCGGTGAGAATTGGCTGGCGGCGATGCCGGGCGAGACGCGCGCATACGTGGCAAAGAACACTCGTCAGCTATCGGCCAACGGGCAACCCGGCGTTGTGCAGGTGCGCCCGCCTCGTCAACGGCAGCAGGCAGCTCCGAGCGGCTATCGCTATAATGGTGACCGGCTGGAGCCTATCCCCGGTGGTCCGGCTGATCGCACCGGGCGGAGCAATTCGCCTGAGACACGCAAGACGGAAGGGTCTTTGCGGAAAGAGTTTGACTCGTTGGCTGAGGTCAAGACCTTCAAAAAAGCACGGACACAGTTCCAAGCTCTACGCTCTCTAGCCTTGAACCCAAAGGCTACAGCACAAGACGACATTGCGGTTATATTCTCGTTCATGAAATCACTTGATGCTGAGTCGACTGTGCGCGAAGGAGAATTTGCGACGGCACAAAACGCAGGCGGTGTTTCTGATACAGTTAGAAACGCTTACAACAAGGCACTTAGCGGCGAACGGCTAAACCCTACTCAGCGGAAGAACATGGTACGGGCGGCTTACCAAAGCTACAAAGCATACCGCGACGCTTATAACCAGACGGCAGAAAGTTATCGTGGGTATGCACGAGACGCTTCTGCTAACCCTGACCGGGTGGCCCGCACCTACACGCCGGATAAGCCCCAGCCGAAAGTCAATCGCATGTCTCAGTTCAAGATCGTGCGGGTAAACTGATGGCCCGCTACCGCATCACCACGCCAGACGGTAAGCGCACGTTCGAGGTTGAAGGCCCAGACGACGCTACGCCGGATGAATTGCAGGCGTTTGCGCGTCAACAGGCGGGCGTCGCTGCCGATTACCCGGTTGACCAGAGCGGGGTTAAGCCGCGTGAAGAAGTCGACCCGGAAACTTCGCTTGTACAGGACGTGGGAACGGGCGTTGGTGAGCTGGTGCGCGGCGCGGGCGAGGGCGCTGCCAATGTTCTAGACCACGCGGCTGACTGGGCTGTGTCGGGATTGAACGCGGCCGGCGGTCTAGTGGGCGGCGGTCAGTGGGGCAACGATCTGCTAAACGCCGGTCAGAGTGTGGGGCTGGCGGGCAAGAACGACCTAGAGGGTGCGTTTGCGCCGCCTGTGAAGGGCCTGGACACACTTCGCGGCATTGGGCGGTTCGGTGGTGAAGCTGTAGCGTCTGCACCGCTAGGCGCGCTTCGTGGCGGCGCTCTGATGCAGGGTTTAGCCGGGGGGGCGCTTCTCAGCGACAAGAAAGACCCGTTTGGCGTCGCAGTCGATGCGACCGTGGGTGGTATCGGCGGTTACGGCGCGCACGCGCTACTTCGTGGTGCGTCATCTATTGCCGAGCCGGCAGTGGATGATGGTATCAAGTCGCTGGTCAATGCCGGCATCAAGGTGACGCCTGGCCAGTATGGGCGCTCAACAGGAACCAAGTTCGGTGAGCGTGTGGCGCGTACTGAGGATCGCGCGGTAAGCACGCCCTTCGTGGGCGATAGCATCGTTAGCGATCGCAACCGGTCTCTGTCGGATTTCGCGCGCGCAACGATCAACCGGGCGGTGGAACCCATTGGCCTAAAGCTACCGGACAACATCAAGCCAGGGCGTGGTGCCGTGAAGTGGGCGGGCGACAAACTATCTGCCGCTTACGAAGGCTTGTTGCCGAACCTACGAGTGCAGGGTGATGACCAGTTTCTTAGCGAGCTGTCTGCGATCCACACCGACGCGCAGACCCTTGCGCCGTCGCGTGTGACGCAGTTCAACTCGATCTTGAACGACCTCGGGCGCTATTGGCAGGGCGGGGGCGAGCTGGCGGGTGATGCGCTGAAAGCGATCGACACTCGCCTGAGTGATCGCGTGCGCCGTTTCTCGTCATCGCCCGATGCCGATCAACAGGACTTGGGTGATGCCCTCCAGGCGGTGCGCGATACGCTTCACGGCTTGGCTGCGAGGCAGAACCCGCAATATGCCGGTGAACTACAGTCCATCAATCAGGGGTGGAAGGGGCTTGTTCAGGTAGAGCGCGCATCCACGAACAGTAAGGCCGGGATCAGCCCGGCAGGCTATTCGCAAGCGGTCAAGCAGTCGAGCGATACTGTTCGCAGGCGAGGTTACGCGCGCGGCGAAGCGCTTAACCAGGACTTGGCTGATCCGGCATCAGACATCCTGCCAAGCGAGATTGCGGACAGCGGCACGGCGGGTCGTTGGCAACAGTCGAACATTCCGTCGCTGATCGTAGGTGCTGCGCAGTTGCCCGCCTATGCGGCCGCGAAAGCTGCGGTGCCGCTGCTCACCCGTGACACAGCTATCTCACCGCGCTTGGCGGAACTGCTTCGCTATGGCGCGATGGCAGCGCCCCAGTTGTCTACCGCTGCCATAGCAGAGGCGCGCCGATAAACGGCGGAACGGCGGGATAGCCTTCACGAAGCCGATACGTATCGCAGTGCTCGCGGCCATGACGGCACCGATGTAGAGGGGGCCGTGCTGCACTTACTTGCACGCCTCCGCGACCTGTTGCGCAAGCATGAAATCACCTGCGTTAAGCGCGCTCGCGCGTGCCTCATCACACTTACCCTCGGCAACCAATCTACCAGCGGCTTGTGCGCGAGCAACGGCTATAGCCGCGTCGACACGTTGCTGTTTTTCGACTTGTGCTTGTCGCTGTGCCTGTTGTGCCTGCGCCATAGCCGACAGGTCGAGGTCTGACTGCGGTTGCAACAGCGACCAGTCGACACCCGGACCTCGCTGTGTGGTCTGGCAAGAGACAGCGTTAGGAAAAAGCTGGCAGTTCGTGACCTGAGCAGATGCTGGTGCTGCCAAAGCGCATAGAATGACGAACCGCTTCATGTCGGCTATGCCCTTTTAATATAGAAGCCAAATTCAATCGTTAGCTGAGCGCGGGAACGCATCTTCGATGCAAGAGCGTAATTCATCTTGTCCCGCCGCCCAACGAATAGGCTCACCCATTCGACAAGAGCCCGTCCTGAGAATTGCGCTGCTCCCACTGCGCACAGCGCTCATGTCTACCACACCCATCAAGGATTGAGCGATAGACGCGCAAGGGCCGAACGTGTCGCGGGGCTGATACGCCACAACCCACTTAAAGGATTCTTTATATGTGGGCTCGGGCACGACAAGTTCCATCATTGGCCACCACCCTCTGCCCGTTCTGTCGTGTCAATAGAATTGCCGTATTGCTCCCACACAATCTTATCACCCCATCGCCATCCGAACGCTAGCGTGGAGGGAAACGCCCCCGCGTTAAGGCTGTCGATGAATTCTACGATGTCCGCCCGCTCTGCAAGCAATGGGCCGGGGACCTGTCGGTGCTGATAATGAGCGACGTACATGAGGCTGCTATAGCACAGCGCGTAATAGCCTAAAATACCCTGAGTCTATGCCTATTCAGGGAGCCGGGTGTGGCTGCTGTCAACGTAACCTTTCCGGGCAATCTGGCGCAGGTCGAGACTGCAACCGATCTTCGCGCCATCCCGACAGCGCTGATCGCAGACGGCGATACGTTCCTCGCTGGCGAGCTAGGCCTTTTCACGTTCGACGCAAGCTCACTCGCGATTGATGACGGCACGACCGTGCTCAAGCCCGACGACCGCACGGTGTTGCAAGCAGGGCGCTGGGTACTCACCGGCACAGGCATTATCGGGCAGCTCACCAACGGGGCTGGTGCTTCGCGGATCGGCTACAGCCAGCAGGTCAACATCGCGCTCCCGCTTGATCGCTCTATCCCGCGCACGCTTGCCTATATGGCGGCAGTCGACCCGTTCACGATCGTATCGCAGCAAAGCAAGCTTGAGCAGGCGTTCTCTGACGCGGCTGGCGAGGGTTTCAAGCTACAAGCCCACCCCGACGCTGAATACCGGCACGACGGGCCCTTGGCGGTGTCAACCAGCCTTGACGGGCAGGGGGCAACCTTCCGCGCGCTGTCCAATGGCTTCCAGAACATCGCCGTCAGCGGCCCTGACGTTCGCCTCGCCAATTTCCGGCATCTCGGTGGGGCAATCGCGCGCGGCAATGGCGACAACCGCTTGAACGGCCTCACGGGCGAAAATGCCACCAATCTCACGATCGAAAATGTCGAGATCGGTTCGCCTGGCGTTGACGGTGCGGGCAACCCGATCGGCTTCGCAGCGGCCGGAATGCTGTTCGTCAACTGCGACGGTGTGACGCTTATTCGTCCGCGGGTGCTGTACTCGCTGGCAGACGCGATACACTTCACGCGTAACAGCAAGAACGCGGAGATTTACAACCCCTTCGTGTACCGCTCGGGTGACGACGGGCTGGCGATGGCAGTCAGCTACACGGCTGATCCCGGCATCGTGGAGAATATCAAATCGTTTGGCGGCTTGTTCATCGAGTGCAAGGCGCGGGCGGTGTCGATTGTCGGTGGGCGGAACTGCCATGCGTTCGGGCCTGCTGCGATCCGCTCTAGTGCCGCGGCGTTTTACATGGCCTCCGAAGCGGGAACGTTCAACACGCACGGTGTCGCTGGATGCAGCATCAAGGACGTGCTCGCCAAGGATTGCGTGACCGGCGTGGGGCTGGATAGTAACTTCTCGAACGCGGTCATGCTCATGGCGGGGCAGCCCGGCACCGCTCCGATGAACGGCACCAACATGTCGCGTTCGGTAGTCGATAGCCACATGACCGGGCGCATTGAAGGGACGGGAGCACGCGCGCCGTCCGCGATCAACTACGCAAACCCCTGGGTGGTGCGCTCGCATATCTACGCCGACGTGGTTGATGCAACCGGCACCGCATTTCAGCCGAGCGCGGTGAGTATCGGTGGCGAGAGTGGCGAGGTCGATATCAGCGTACAGGCCTGTGGAGGTCCGCTGCTGACCATGCCCGCCAGCGGTGTGGCGACGGGCAAGCACCGTGTTCGCATCCGTCCTTCCAGCGGCGTCAACGTGCAGAACAACGCGATCAACACGTCGATCTACACCGAGGCGGCACCGCAGTTGCAGGAGCTGCTGATCAACGGCGCGATCATTGACAACGCGCCTACCACGCCGATCATTGACGTGGGTGGAGTGTCCGATCGCACGCGCTGGAACCGCTTCTGGCTGAACGGCAATCTGCTGCCTGGCAAGGACTACAGCACCGGCGCGCTGACTTATCTAGAAGGCTGGTCGGGCGGGATGCTCACGCGCGATGTAGCGGGGCAGGTATCGCTTACCGGCATCCTGACAGGTGGCACGACAACGGCAGGCACGCAGATCGCGACGCTGCCGGTCGGCTATCGTCCGCGCACCGATCAGCGGGTGCCGGTCATCAACGCTGACGGGTCGACCGGCGCGCTCATCATCTACGCGACGGGACAGATCGGCATCATCGCCAACGTGACCGCCAGCGCGGGTATCTCGGCGCAGTACGCAGGAGCGACGGCATGAAGTGGACAGGTGGACCCATGCCGGTCGCAGGCGACGTGCTCGTGATGGTGAAGCATCGCAACGGCGTGCAGGTCGATCGCCAGCCTGCCAGCGCCTTCGATTGGTCCAAGCGGTCGGAGTCCTCGGGTCGCACCGATGCCGACTGGGACATCATGGAATGGGACGAATGGGTCTCTGCGCAGCCGGCGCTATCCGGTGAAGGAGTAGCATGATGAGCGACACCAACGCACCCGTTGCACCGCCCGAGGAAGATCCCACGGAGCAGCACGGCCCGCCTCCCACGCCGACGCCCACGCCGTCGCCTACCCCCAAGACGGAACCCAAGGTAGAGTAATGGAGCACCCGGAGTACATATACTGGGCGTCGGTGCTGGCTATCGCATGGCCGTGCTCGCTGTTCAGCCGGTGCTCCGGGATACTCGCGGCAACGTGGGGCGTGGGGCAACTTGCCTATGCCTTCCATGCGCCCGAGCCGCAAACGCAGATACCGATCTACCTCGTCGCTGCGGCACTGACGTACTTCAACCGGCGCACCCGCTCATGCGTGGTCGTGGCGTCGTTATACATCCCGCTTGCCGTGTTCTCGGCAGCTTGGGCTGGCAACGTGGACCCGCCCGACATGTGGTGGGCGATCTTCGACGTAGCGATGGTGCAGGTTCTTGTTGCGCCCGCAACGGTCGGCTGGGTTGAGGTCAGGGAGACAATCAAGGCGTTTCGGGAGCGCGGCACCCTGCACGACACGCTGAACTTTCTACGGAGGCAGGTGTGGTCGTGACAGTGTTGAGGCTAGAGATTGCAGCATACTTAGCACTCATGGCGTGGATGCTGGTGGCTGTCTGGAAAGCGTCGCGAGGCGATCATCGCACGGGCGATCCTGCACGGTTGGTCATCGCCAGCTTCTGCGCGCTGCTAGTCTATCGCGACTTGCGCATCCTCTATGTTGACGACAACAGCGAAGCCAAGGTGGTTATGTGCGTGCTCGGCATCGCACTGGCGATCTATACCGCGCTCGTTGCCAAGGGTTACGGCCGTGGTCGTAGAATTTCTTAGCATGGCAGCGGGGGTAGCACCCGCACCAACGGTCAACGTCGGCTGGACGCCAGCCGCGACGATGGGGCTGATCCAGAACTTGTTGATCGGCACGGGCGGGAGTGTCGGCCTCAAGGTGTTCGCTAGCCATCTGCTACAGATGCGCAAGATCGCTGATGCACGGGCGCAGCAGGTCGACCAGCGAGGCGATGCGCAGAACTTGGCGCTGACCGCCCGCGTGACCGAACTAGAAAAGGCGCTCTCGGACGAACGCCGCGAGTGCGACAGACAGCTTGCAGAGATGCGTGGCGAGCTGCGCGACATGCAGACGACAATCGACGGCTTTGTGCGTCAGATGGTGGCGTTCCAAACCTCGGAGGCCCGCGCCCTGCCGCTGTCCAATCACATGACACGCGCGATCGACAGCCTCGACCAACTCAAAGGAAAAGGTGAATGAACCGACAGGAGCTTTTCGCAGCATTGCGCCCGGCGTTTCCAGGCAGCAGCTTTCCCGCTGATGCTGTGCCCGTGATTGACGCTGTGGCTGATCGCCTCGGCATGGCGCGCATTGGTGA